TCCTCGCTACGTTGCCGTCGCGGTAGTAGAGGAGGTAAATGTCAACGATCGGATCGGTCGTGCGCGTCGTAAACTCGCCACGCGCCCGCACGGTGAATCGGTCAACGTCTGGGCCAAACAACACCGCACGCGCCGCAGAACCGCTATAGGTCAACGGAGCCAGCAGGATCGTTGCGGACGATGCCGTAGCCTGTAGGTCTGTGTGTGCGATGGCTGACTGTCCGGGGCCAACGCTTACTGCTGCTCCAAAGGTTCCCATCTCAATCTCCTAGCAAAGTGCATCCTCGGGCGGTTCGCCTTCGGTCAGGAAGTCGCTACACGGTTGCGCAACCGGGTGGTAGTCCTTGCCCGGCCACAGAATGACGTTCTCGATATGCCCCACCGCGATACGCGGCGTGACGTAGACGTTGTTGCCCAACTCGTTCCACTTGCGCCAGAACGCAATGTCGTCGTCTACGCGGCCCTTGCCCCATCGCCCGTTCTCATCTGGCTTGCCGTAGAACCACGGGTGCGGGAACTCTCGCAACTTCTTGGCGCGGATGAAGGTCATGCCAAAGTGGGCCGTCGAAACGGGGAACACTTCGGCCATGTGGTCGATCTTCTTGCCGTCAGTCCACGCGAGGACGTGTTCAAAGTCGCGGTGCGCCTGCATGGGTGCAAGTGCGTCAATCTCGGGGTGATTGTCGAACAGCGTCGCCATGCGCAGGAAAATGTCCCGCGTAAACACCGTGTCGTGGTCGAACGTCACCACCCAGTCAAGGTCGGCGTTCTGCTCGACGGTGTTCGCCAGAACCTCTTCCATCGTCTGACGCCAGAAGGCACCAGTCAGGTCGATAACCTGAATCCCCAACTTGGGAAGCACCTTGTTCTGGCACCGCACCGCGTCGGCAAACAGCAACCGGCCAACGCTCATCACGCCAACGGCCTTGATCGTCTTGAAGATTTCGTCGGCGGCTACGCGGGGCTTGTACGCCACGACGTTCAGCGACACGGACAGGCGTGAACAGTCCTTGTATTCGCTATTCCACTTGCCAATGCCGACGAACCCGAGGGACCGCAGGGCGTGCCGCATCCCGTCGTAGTTGAAGCCGGTTCTGTGGAAGTCGTCGCCCGTCGTCTGTCCACCGTAGACGTAGGGCAGGATGTTGAACTCGCCCGCGACGTGCGCCTTGCACAACTTGTCAAAGTCAGGCACAGCCAATCGGATGCGACCGCCCGGTGCAAGCACGCGGAAGAACTCGCCCAACACCTCGTTGCATTGCAGGTGCCCGAAGTGTTCAATGACGTGCGAGGCGTACAACTCGGCCACCGACCCATCCGCCAACCCTTTCAGGTATGGCAGAATGTCGTGTCCCTGCTCGCGGTCGATGGTGTCGAACCCCTCGATAGGGAACTCGCCGCCGCCGATATTGAGCCTGAGTCCTTCCATGGTGGTCGTCATAAAGACCGGCCCCGCCGTTTCCAGCGGGGTCGGGTGTTAGTTAGCCGACAACGCGAACGTCCTCGCCCGCGTCCGACGCGGAGTCAGGAGCAACTTCGGGACGGGCCAGAAGTGCCTGAGCAAAGGCGGTGTTGAAGGACGTTGCCCCACGGAGCGAGAGGCGGACGTACTTTTTACGACCCGCGTTCTTGCCGAGGTACAGGTTGATGACCTGCGCCTCGCTCGTGTCATTGTGGACCGGCAGCACAAACTCGCCGGACGTTGACACGGCAACCGAGTTGGTCGTACCGGAGAACCCGGCAACCGACGTGCTCTGATTGACGATGGTGATGGCCGAGACACTGGTAGTCGTGTCGTCGGCCTCTTCCAACTTGCACACCAGAGCCTTGACGCTGGCGTTGGTGGCCGTTGCGGGGTTCAGACGAATCTGAACACACGCCTCGGAATACACGCCCCACTCGAAGCGGGCCGTGGTGTCGGAGTTGGTGGCGATAGTCACCGGGCCGACGAGGGGAACAGTCTTGACTTGCTGCAATGAAAGCATGGATGATTCTCCTAGGTCGGTGCTTAGCCGGTGACGAGTGCCGCGATGTTGCTGTTACCGGAACGGCCGGAACCGTGGACCGCGATGGTCGCGCGGGCGGTAGCCTTCCACGCAACGATGTCCGAGGCCCAGTACGCATCCTTCGAGAAGTCGATCGTGAGGGAACGACGCTCGCCAAGGGTGACGCCGCCGATGAAGTCGCCGAAGTAGCAGCACCGCTGAGTTGCAGCCGTAGAGAACGGCATGCCCGTAACGGACGGGATGAACGTAACAGGCTTGCCCATGAACATGGGTTCGCCTGCGCCGGGAAGTGTGGCGTTGGTCAGCACGCGGAACTGGCTGGAAGCCTCGTCGAGCGGGAGCATGACCTGCAAGTAGAGCTCGCGGGTAGCGAAGAACCGCGCCCGATTCCACTGCATGTTCTTCGGCTTCGCCATGAGGTTGCGGAAGTCGATCTTCGTGAGGCCGGTCCAGCCGGAGCCAGTACCAGCCTGCTCCGTGACGTTGGCGGAGTTGGCAAGGCCCGTGATGCCGCCGTAGGTCGAGGTGCCGTCGCCAAGCACGAGGGCAAGGTCGAGGGCAAGGTCGTAGGACTCGCGGATCGAGGCGGCAGCGACTTCGGCGAACCCGATAGCACTGTCCTCCATGATTTCGCTCGAAGCCTTGACGATGCGGCCCATCTTCTTGGCGACGAGGTTGATCGTGTCGAAAGCCTGATCGGTTTCGGTGATCGCGCCCGCTTCATTGACCCACGACATGCTGCCGATGCCCGTCTTGCGGGGCACGGCCTGCTGATCGCTGCCCATCGGCTGGACGTTCACCAGCGTACGGGCCACACCAACCGGCTCAGTCTCATAGATCAGGCTCGTGACCTGCTCAATGGGGACCAGCGCGCCCGCGTTCACGTTATCAAGGCCGATGGCCGTCTTGATAATGTCAACGTCCACGGACTTCTGGTTGTAGTCCGCGCCGAGGGTCTTGGCGATGTTGTAGCGAAGGGCCGCGCCCGCGAACTCGGCGGTATCAGCGTCGGGGAAGATCGTCTGACCGCGTGCGGCCTTGGCGTTGAAAGCCTTCTTCGCAACGCTGGACTTGCCGACCGCGAAGGTCTGGGGCTGGCCGTCCGTGACCTGCGCCACGCGACCAAACGCCTTCTTCGCGGCTTCGCTGTTGGACTTCTTCTCGGGGGCGGGGGTGGCGGCTTCCTCGACAGTCACTTCGGCGCGGGTGTTCCACGCCGTCTTGATGTCAATGGGGCCGTCAACGTCTTTGAAAGTCAGCCCGTTGGATTCGGCGTACGCCTCCAACGATGCAAGAGTCGGGGTCGCCTCAGCGTACCCCTCGTCACGAAATGCCTTGACAAGTTGCTTGCGGTTCATGTGAACCTCCGTAGAAAACTGTGAACGGTGTTACAGACACACCCGAGGACACAGTGACGGAGGGCGGTTGGGCGCAGAAGCGACGAACCCCGCAGGCACTTGGCTATCGGAAAAGAGGCGTCACCCGTGAAGGTGACACCCCCGAAAGGAGGACTAGCCGACGTAGATGATACGCTTAGGCTTCGTTTTGTGTTCTGGCAAGCCCAACGCAAACGCCTGTGACTTGGTGATGATTCCCTTCGTCACCAGCCGGTCCAGTTCGTTGACCACCCGCTTAGCCTCAGGCGTCAAGGTGCCGCCCGCCATTGGGTTGCAGGGCATGGCCGTGAGGGACAGTTCGATACCCATCCATTTGGTGATACACCGCCGCGCCTTAGTACCCGCCACGCCCACCCGCTTGGCCTCCTCAGTTGACGGGCTGCGGGACTCGAGACCTTGGAATCCAATCGACGATCCGATCTGTCCAAGTTCTCGGGTGACAGTGGCGACCAAATCGCCCTGCGGGTTTTTCATCAACCCAACCGTCACGGTCCAGCCTGACAGCCCCGCCCCCATTGGCACCATCTTGAGCGTGCCCGCCCGCCCCTTGCCTACCAGTGTCTCAAACGAATACTTGTGGTCCATGTAGACCGGCATCCCGGTTTTCTCCCAGTAGGACCAATCGGCACCGGCGGGGTCCACAATGTCCCCGTCCAAGTCAACGCCGTCGGTGGTCATAACCAGCCGCAGTTCCCGCCCGCCGTCAGGGTGTTCCTTGATGCTGGCACCCTTGCCAAAGGTCTGCCACACGCCAACGTCCGCCGCGCCTGTTTTCTCTTTCAGCCTGTCCAGATAGGTCGTGTCATTCATAGTTCAATCTCCCCTGCCGAGTTGACCGAGCATCGGTCATTCGGGTGCAACGGGCCTGATACCACGTTGCGATAAGTGGTGTATGACTTGCCGTCCGCGCCCGTGATGACGGTTCCAGCCGGTGCGTACACGGTTTCGATGGGCATGGGCTGTCCCATGTTCGCGTACTGGGCTACGAACGCCTGACACACGGAGCAAGCATCCGGGGCAAGCAGCCACGTTTTCTGCTTGATGCCCACCTGTTTCCAAACCTCGAGGTCCGTTTCCTGATTGACGCGGGAGGTTTCGGTATTGGCGATGCGAAGGGCACGCCAGCCCGCCTCGTCTGGAAGGATCTCTTTGATCCGCTGCGTAGTCTCGGCCACGCCTAGGCCCTGCTCGGCCCCCGCCTTGATCGCCTCGGTGAGTTCCGATTCGAGGTTGGCGGTAATGTCGCGGGCCAACTGGACGCGGTAGGAGTCGTTGAAACGCTGTAAGTGTTCGACGTTCAGCGTTGCCAGCCGTTCCTCGCCCAGTCCGGCAGCACGATCGACCGCCGCCGCCGTCACCCCATCCATCGGCCCCTCCAGCAACCGCGCCAGTTCAGCCGCCGCCGATGGGGGTAGGTTGACCGTGCCATTGGGGTTGACCCCGAACGTTTCCGCCGCACGGCGTACCCACAACTCGACCGAATCCGCGAACCGCTGGATTCCGGCTTCACTCAGTGGGTCCGGCGCGGCCTTCTTGCACTTGCAATGGCACTCAACGGGTGCGTAGTGGTCCGGCACCTTGAAGTCTGCCAGCCGCTTGGCTTTGAGGGCCTTCTGTTCAGTTTCGGCGTCGTCCTCAGCCTCTGGGGTGGGTGCGTCCTCGGGCGGCTTAGGATCATCCTCAGGCTCTGGCTGTTCCTTGGGTGCCCCGCCAAGCCCGCCCAACGGCGCGATCGGCCCTTGCTGGGGTGGCTCGTCGCCCCATTCGACGGGATCGAGGCCCAGAACGGTGCGAATCTCGTTCGTGGTGGCGCAGTTGGTGGACTTCATGGCCTGTGCCATTGCCGCCATTCGGGTCTGGTCCTCCGGCACCACGTCCGTGTACGCAATGAAGTAGTCACCCTCGATGCCCAACTTCGGCAGTAGGTTCTCGGTGTCCTGCTCCGCGTCCGAGATGAGCATGGGCAGGATCGTGTCGCGCCGGTGGGTCGTGACCGACGCCGCCGCGTTCTCGAATGTGGCCGAGTTCATATCCTGCAAGGCTTCGGGGATGCCCGCCGCGTTGCGGATGACCTTCATCATCATGTCGATCTGGGTATCAAACATCGAGTCCTTGGGCGACCAGTTCAGCGTTTCGATGCCAGTACCCACGGCGATGAACGGCTTACCAGCGTTGCGTACCCCACGGTGCCGCGATTCGATCGCCTTGCGTGCGTCGTTTACCTGATCGCTGGTCGCTTCCTTGGG